AGTTTATGTAGGAACAAATGATTTCAGAGTTAATATCTCTACTAGATTTAATTCTAAATTCGGAGATATCAATTTAGGAAAATGGACTCTTAAAGAGGACGATCCAGAAAAAATTCTTTCCGATCCAGAAATGAAAAGATTAGAAAACGGAAGCCCAGAGGAAAGAGAAGTTTTAAGACATAGAATAGTTATCGAATCAATTAGCGATAGATTTAAAGAAAGATCATTCTTGATTAATGTAGTTGGAGTTGATGGAACAGTTAATCACTTCGGCTGGAATATTTCTAATTCAATTAAGGCTGCTTATAGCTCTGGAAAAGTTACTATCAAAACTCGACTGTCAGAAAATTCAGAAGCGATGATTGATGATGATGGCAACATTGTTCCTTTGGTGGACTTAAGCATTGTTTATTTAAAGCCGACAGGCCAATTGGACGAAGATGGAAAGCCAGAACTGGAAGAGTTGAGTTTTATGGAAAGAAGAGATGGCCAGTTGTTTCTTACCGCTGACATTCAACTAGTTAGAGAAGCGTCTTCATCCATGCAGGGAATACTTTTAAACGAATCTCCTTATAACGGAAACCCAAGCGACTTGGCCATTTTGAGTCGTTGTGTTCCTTCAATTACAGAAATTTTAATGAGGCAATGTTAGATGAAAACTTTTAATGAATTTGTAAATAGAAAAAGCATTGAGGGAATAACCCATTTGGAGTTGATTAGAGATGCTTTAAAAAAAGATGGGAGTGATATTGGAGACTACCTTAAAGAAGAAGATCCATATTTATATGTTCATAATAAAAATGAGAACTTGTCGTTTAACGGAGTAAGAGTTTATAAAATAGGCGACATAATGGCTTATAGAATACAAAAAGAAGAAAAAACTCATCCATATGGAAAAGCTTATTTGTTGGATATAGAAAATATGTTTAATGAATTTTTAGAAGATATGGAAGAAAAAGAAGCTGGTGAAAAAGTTATAGAAGAAATATCAAATGAATTTAAAAACTTCTTTAAAAAATGTGCAAAATTAGAAAAAGATTTCTTTAAAGACGCTGGCGGATTGGGACAAATAATAATCAAGTCAACCGGAACTGACTATTCCAACAAGGTACATAAAAAATAAGTGTTTGCAAATAGACTTAAATACATTTAAATCGCCGCCTATTTGGGCGGCGATTTGTTTTTAAAGTCTCCTATATAATATATGGCAAATGCTAGATTAGAAAATTTATTTAATAATGTTCAACCAAACGCTCTTAACCAACATATAGGCGTAGGGTCTCTTATTGCTTTTAATTATATGTTCTGGGCACATGATGCCTATCCTTTGGTTTTAGTGTCAAGAGTAACTCCTCAATATATAAAAGGAGTTAATTTACATTATCTGACATTTGCTTATACCAAGAAGTTACTAAGACCTTACTGTGATAATTCTGGCTTCTCTTATTATAACGTAAAGGGAGACTCATACATAGTTAACGCCTACCGTAGTTATAAAAAGCAAGGTATCCGACAAGTTAAAAAGCTTGATTGCGACTTCCTTCTTAATGTTCTTGCCTCTGCCCGTTCCTTAGACCCCGCCGAATTAGATGCTATTAAAAAAGCGATGCAAGAACAAATAGGAAGAAAAGTCAATCCTACCGCCGAAGAACTTGTTGCACAACAGGAGACGCCAGTGGCGACTCCTGTAACCACGCCTATAAAACCAGTTGCACCCGTAAAACCAATTGGAACGGTAGAACAACAAAACGTTGAGGAAGTTTAAAAGAAATAAATTTTAATGGGCGATAATACACAAAATCCAACTGTTGATAACATGAATCGTCAAGTCGATGTCATGTCATATGGCCCGGATGCGCAAAGCTTCATTAAAGATATGATGATGGGGGATGTTAAAGAGAAAGGCAAACCTCCTGGTCATTCTGATAAAGAAGATAAGGGTCAATATAAAAAATTAGAAAAAGTTCTTGAGGATATAGAAGAATCGTTTTCTGGAATTTTAAAAGATGCTGAAAAATCTGCTAAAAAAATAGGTGAAATTTATAAGAAAGTATCTGGTAGCAAAGCGGCTCCGAGTGGTGGAAAAACCAAGGCCAACATTAAAGCCGAATTTGACGGTGATGATGCTGAAGAGGGCATTGAGAAATTAGGCGACTCAGCAGAGGGCTTTGGCTCACGAGTCACAGAGTCTCTTGGGAAAATATCTCCAGCCACTCAGGAAGCAGCTTGGCATCTTAGGTTCTTGTTCAACAAAGTCGGCCAGACTATGCAAAAGGCTACCAGCATGATGGTTGGCGGCATTGCTGCTGTCACTGGCGGTCTAACTTTAGGCCATGTGTTTGAAGGTCTTGTAGGTCCAACAATTCAATTCGAACGATCAATGAGAAGAACCTTGCACCAAACTCAAGGCGTCGGCAAAAGCGTTGTGTTTATGCAAGAGGAACTCACCAAAGTTGGGGAAACGACTCACTTCACCGGGCGTATGCGTCATAAGTTTTTAAAAGCTTATGATGCGAATATGAAAAAGGGTATCAGAACTCAAAAAGAGACTCTGAAAATTACTAGAACTGGTTTGGGTTTGGCCAACCTAATTGGGGATAGTACTGATTCAACTGCTGAAAGCATGCATGATTGGTCAATGCAGACGGGGATGACAACTCAGCAAGTGGGCGCATTGTCATATAAGATTCGTGATGTAGCTAAAATGACCGGCGTTACAGGTGAGAACCTGGCAAATGTTGTCAAGCAATCCGCAGCCATGGTGACGAATTTTAGAAATGCGGGATCATTTTCAGTTGCAATCGCTGGCAACATAGTTGCCATGAATGCTGCTGCATCTAAACATGGCGCAGAAGATTTTGTGAGTGAATTTCAAAAAGGATTGAGCGGGATAGACGGTTGGACAAATAGTTCAATGAGAAGCCTTCTTGCGATAAGCGCCACTGCATCGGGCATGAAATTTAATGTGCTAGACCTGCCAGACCTTTTAGAAGACCCAGGAAAAACGAAAAAACTGCTAACGGGCATGGAAACGCAATTGCTGGGACTCGCTGGTTCGGCCAGATCGTTTGAAGGTGGCAATAAGTTAGCAGCCAAATCTCTCGAAGAAATGTCAAGTGGCGATTATTTGAAAAGAATGCGAGCAATGTCGGAAGCGAATCCCGCCAGCGGAGCGATAGAAGGATTTGCTGTCTTAGATGCAAAAATGAGAAAAATCAGCGGTAAAGGGATAGGCGAGAACGCTGTTGGCCTCACCGCACTTAAAGAAAGCTTTCAGACCATTGGCCAACGAATGGATTCCTTGAATGATAAATATAAAGGAAATTTGTCCATAGAAGAAGCGAGGCTATACAAAGAGCAGCAGCTAGAAACGGTGCTGATGTCGCAAATATCGTCACTGTCCGACGTTGGTGCGACTCAAGATCCATTTGAGCAAATGGCTATCAAGCTTGGTGCAATGGACGATGCCTCTTTAAAGCACATGGGTGTCAGCGATCAATTAATAGCGCAGACTCAAGCTCAGGGTAAGTCCATGAAGGATCTAATGGGACTGAAGTTCGATCCCGAAACGGGCGAAACGAAGTTTATAAAATCTGCCGGATCAATGGAAGCAATGGGCGGCGTCATGCAGTCAATGTCGGACAATGTAGTAGAAAAAATGAAGCAGGCTAATATGTCCGCCAGCGAAATAGCAGAATTTGCCAACATCGATATAGAAAAAGCAATGTCAGGCGACCGAGGCGAAATGATGAATTTCATGGATAAAGCTCAGGCAGCCGAGCAAGCAGCAGCAGCGGAATTACAGTCTAATGTTGACCCTATTTCTGACATGGCTAAGGACATGATGGAAGTTAATGATAAAATGGGCAAATTGGTACAGAACTCAAGCCAATGGTTTATGAGGGTATTTGGAAAGTTAGGAATCATTGCATTACTCCTCGGTGGTGCCGTGGCGGGGATTGTCAAAGGCTTTGGAGTTGTGGGCCTTACTTCTTGGATTCCAGGCATAAAGAAGGCCGTTGGGCGAGGTGGGGCAGATGCGGCAAAAATGAGAGGTGTCGCATCAGGACTTCAAGGAATCCCAGGCAAGATAACGAGAGCAATTACCGGAACCAATGTAAAGGTTGGTGGCCAAATAATTCCGAATGCGCTGGGCGGAGGGCGACAGGCTGCTGGAGCGTCGAAGATGGTCGGAGGTCTTGCCGGTAAGCTCAAATCACTCGGTGGTGGTAAATCGCTCATTACCAAGATTCCTGGTGTTGGCAAGGCTCTTACATCAGTGGGTACGAGGCTGGCTTCGATTGGTGCGTCGGCAGGTTTGGCGAGTACCGGCGCAAATGCTGCCACAACTGGTCTAGGAGCAGTATTGACTCCTTTGAAAGCCATTCCTGGTATCGGCCTAGCAGTTACTGCCGCCCTTGGTGGAGTAATTGGAGCTTTCTCGACAGGAGCAAAGGCAGCAGATTTATATGGTACTACTCAAGAGCAATTAACCTTTAATCAAAAGTATGCAGCAGAGGAAGCTGGGTTTTTGACAGGTGCTCTTAATATGTTGAGCTTTGGAGTTTTTGCTAAGTGGCTTGGACCAGGCGGAACATGGACTAAAGGTTTGGCTAGGTTTTTTGCAGCATTAGGGCCACTAAGATACGTCATCGTCGGCATTCTGGTTCCCATTCGTGTATTGATAAATGCTTTGAAGGTGGTTTGGGGAGTCATTAAAGGAATAGGAGTATTTATAGCCGAAGTGTTTAAAGGTATTTGGTCTGGAATAAAGATAGCACTGTCTCCATTTATGGAATTGGGACAGTTCATAATGAGTATAGGCTCATCAATAGCAGGTATGCTTGGTCAAAATGCAGAAGGGCCATCATTGCTTTCAAAAATAGGCGATGTTACAGAGTGGATAGTTGGAGCTTTTAGAATACTGGGTAAAGTGGTCGGTTGGGTTGCCAAGGCAATCGGCTGGTTAATCAAAATAGCTCTCTACCCGTTGATGATGGGATTAAAATTAGTGGCTACCGTCATTGGCGGAGTAATAAAAGGTGTAATACTCTTTACTAAAGCAATTTTAAAACCATTTGAACAAGTATGGTCCGCCATTAAGTCAATATTTGTGACTATACTTGAGCCATTTGTAGCAATATGGAATTCTATCAAAGAGCTTTTTGGTGCTATAGGAGGAATCTTCGGCAGTACAGGCGACAGTGGCAGCTTCTTTATGGCAATCATGGATGGAATAGCCAAAGCATTCGAATGGGTTGGAAAAATTATTGGATGGGTTTTAAACATTGCTCTTAAGCCATTAGTGTGGGCATTTAAAATAATTGGATTTGCCATCAAGGTTATATTAAGTCCGCTTATATTTTTGGCAAAAGCAATTGGTTCTATTGCCAAACTTATAAAGGGAGAGATTAATTTTGGCGAATTCATGAGTGAAATAGGTTCTGCTCTTATGGAATTGCCGAAGTTAATTTGGTCTGGACTAGTGGCCGGATTCAAATTCTTATTTTCCGAACTTCCTACAATGATATACACCGGATTGTTGTCTATTCCCAAGATGATTTATGGTTTTGTTGGTAGGATGTTTTCGTCATTGGGATTAGACAAAGTAGCAAAATATTTCTCTGCTGTATCAAAAGTCTTTGGAAGTCTTATCAACATTGTAAAGGCCATTTTCACTCTTAACTTTAGTGCACTTTGGGACGGAATTAAAGGATTGGGCGGGGCAATTTGGGATGTCATAAAATCCATCCCAGGCATGCTGTGGGAAGTTTTTACATTAATTCCATCGTTACTATGGAAAGGATTTAAATTCTTATTACAAATTCCTAAACTGATACTCACTGGATTGCTGTCTATTCCCAAGATGCTTTATGGTTTTGTTGGAAAAATGTTTAATAAATTAGGATTAAAAAAGATAGGTTCATTTTTTGGTAAAGTATCAAAAGTTTTTGGAAGTCTTATCAACATTGTAAAGGCTATTTTCACTCTTAACTTTAGCGCACTTTGGGACGGAATAAAAGGATTGGGAGTGGCACTTTGGGGAGTCATAAAATCCATTCCAGGCATGATTTGGCAAGTTGTTACATTAATTCCATCATTGCTTTGGAAAGGCATTAAGGGTCTTGGAGGATTAATTTGGAAAGGCATTAAGGCCCTTCCTGGACTATTGTTGAAAGGCTTAAAGTGGGCCTTAGTAGGAATTGTTGCCGTATTTGTTGGCATCCCAGCTTTAATTGTTTATGGATTGGCAAAGGCCATAAGTTGGCTGGTAAAAACAATTTGGAAGGGTCTTAAAGGCATAGGAAAATTCCTTTTAAAATTGCCTGGATATCTTTGGAGCGGAATTAAGACTGTTACAAAGTGGTTGTTTAAAGCCATGACTTTCATTCCCGTATTAGTTTGGGTCGGCATAAAGAAATTAATGGGATTCTTATGGTCATCAGTGAAAGCAGTAGGCAAATTCATAATAGGCATACCCGGCATGCTTTTGAGAGGAATTTTGTCAATACCCTTGAAAATTTGGGAAGGTATTAAATGGTTGGGCGGGAAGCTAGCTGATTTCTTCTCTTGGATTTGGGACGGAGTAAAGAAACTCCCCGGTATGATTTGGGATGGGATTGTAAGTGTTTTTGCAGCACTGCCTGGCTTCATGTTGGACGCAATCATCTGGGTGGGGGAGGCTTTTCTCAAAACTCTCAAATGGGCTTTAATAGGCATAGCCGCAGTTTTAGTTGGCATTCCAGCTTTGATTGTTTATGGATTGTATAAGGCCATAAGTTGGCTGGCAAAAATGGTTTGGAAGGGTATTAAAGGATTAGTGAAATTCATTATGAAAGTACCAGGGATGCTCTGGAGCGGATTTAAATGGGTTGTTAAGGCCCTTTTCAAAGCCATGACTTTCATTCCTATAATGATCTGGAATGCTGTGAAGGGCATGATGAAGTGGTTGTGGGGCGGCGTTAAGAAACTCGGAGGCCTATTGTGGGACGGTGTAAAGAAGACAGGAGAGGTACTTACATATATACCACGAAAAATTTGGCAAGGTCTTAAATGGGTGTACGGCAAGCTCAAAAAGGGACTTGGTTGGATATGGGGCAAAATAAAGAGCTTTTTCGGTTGGATGTGGGAGAGTTTTAAATCAGTAGGAAAATTCCTCTTAGAATTACCAGGGAAAATTTGGGATGGAATTAAAGCAGCAGCCAAAGCTGTGTTTGTAGATTTCCCAATTTGGTTATGGAATGGGTTCAAAACCGCTCTGACAAAGGTTTGGGATTGGATAAAGAGTTGGGTGCCGGACTGGATGAAAGGAGAAGAAAAAGAAGAAAGAGCCGAGCGTCTCAATCCATCGGGCGAAGGAGGAATTCAGGGTGCTGCTGAATACGTTGCGAATGCAAGGATGGGCCACGGCGCTGCTCAAATGTGGCATGGCGAAACCTTTGGTGAAAAAGCGGCAGGAGCAGGAGAAGCCTTAGTGGGAGCAGTGACATTACCCACCAGAGCAGCGATTGGGGCGGTAAAGACTGTTGGAGGGTGGATATCCAGCGGATGGGACTGGCTGACGGGAAAAGAAGGAATATCAAGCGTAAAAAAAGGCGGACTAGCACTGATTCATGCTGGCGAAATGGTTGTCCCTGCCGGTCAAAGCCTGCTCGACGGCGGAGCAAAGTTGTCTGCACAAGGGACGGAGGGCAGGGCCGGTGTTGGATCTGCGATTTCTGGGATGTGGGATTCTATAAGAGGCTTTTTTGGACGTGGAATGGAAACTGCCAAATCTGCAATTTCTAAATTAGGTCAGGGAGACATTCTTGGAGCAGCAGGCGATGTTGCGAGCGGAGCTTGGGACTCCATTGGCGACATTGCTGGCATGATGAATCCTTTAAATTGGTTTGGTGGTGGTGGTGGTAAAAAGGAATCAGATATCGTTAAAATTCCCAAAATAACTCCCCTAGAGGCCATATCAACAGATGTAACCGCAATTGCAGATAATACGGCAATGATAGGCATGCTTCTGGAAAGTAGATTGCCCGGCGACGGTTTAGCCTTGCCGTCCAGTCTTCCAGATCGGCTTCGTGGCACGGACTTGACAGCGGTCGGGTCGCTTGGTGGAAGTGATACGATGATGACTGGAAAAGCTGCAACGGGAGGAATATGGAGTTCTATAAAAGGCTTTTTTGGACGTGGAATGGACTCCGCCAAATCTGCAATGTCTAAGTTAGGTCAGGGAGACATTCTTGGGGCAGCAGGCGATATTGGCGGCGGGATGTTGGGTTCTCTCAAGTCTATCTTCTCCGGCATCTTCGGAGGTGAAAAAGCCCAAACATCTGGCGGTTTTTCCAGCGGAGTAACTAACGCAGGTATTTTATCTCCAGCGGCATTGGCAGCCGAAAAATCTTTGTCGATGGTGGCGCTGGCGGGTGTTGATCCATTTGGTAATCCCGGCCTTGGAGAGACCGGACAGGCCATTTCTGCCATGAGTGCAGTTCTGCCCACAGCGGATATCCACGATAGGGTGCAACGAGACATAGCAACATCTAGATCGTCTACATCAGTAGGAGGTAAAGAGCTATCGATGATTTCGTCATCAACAGATCAACAATGTGCAACTTTAGTCGAAATACGTGATCATCTAAAGGCTATGAGAGACAACATGGGACAAACGGACACATCTTCAGGGTATTCGTCACCAACTGCTGATGGCGGCGACACCTCATCGAACATACAGCCTAAAAGCTCTCCAAATTATTACACATGGCAATTCGGCCAACATGGACAAATTGGAAACAAACAAGTAATTAATCCTGGGACATAAAGATTAAGTTGAATTACACTCGTATAGTAAAAGGAAATTAAATATGCCGCACGCACCAAACAACGCTGGTCACTTCCCTCAGAAAAAGGTCTACACAAAGGGATGGGGTCGAGCCACGGACACCCTAACGGGGAATCTTCTCCCAATGGAGGCGTGTAAGATTTATATACTGGGACAAGACATTTACCTTAAAGTCCTACCAGAGATAACAGATACAAAAAGTGCAGCTTGGAATGATGAGCCTATTATGGGTAGAGCATTTCCAATGAAGACCTATTCTCATTCCGAAAATAGGTCAATCACTATGGTGTGCCATTTTGTAGTAATAGAAGAACAAGATATTGAAGATAATATAAGGGCTTTAAGACTAATTGAAAGTGCCGTATATCCAATGGATGATCCTCGATTCCCTTATAGACCCCCGCCGGTTTGCAGAATTGAATGTGGCCAACTACTTGGTGGTGCCGCAAACGGCGAAGATCGGCACCCAGTTTGTGTTATTTTGAAAAGTTATTCAGTTCAATTCCCCACAGACGTTCCTTGGGACAATGGCCAGCGAGCGCCGACTATTTACTCAGGGGCGGCGATTGGGTCGGCCACTTTTTTGCCTTATAAGTTTGATTTAACTTGTAATTGGGAAGTAGTTTATCCTACCGAAGATTTGCCAGGACAATCACGAATTGCGGAAATGGGAAGATAATAGTTACGGCGATGGGACAAATGATGGGGTATGTAAAATGGCAAACAAAATAGAAATATTGAAAACAGAAATAAGCAAATATGTTGCTGGGACTAGTCGATATGATAACGATAAGACAAAAGTCTTAAAATACTCAGATAATGGGTATTTAACTTTAAACACCTACAAAGGATGGAACCAATCTTTTTCTAATCAAGATAGGTTTACAGTAGTAGGACCAGGTCATGAATACCGACCAGATTTAGTTTCTTATGAAGAATATGGGCTACCAGATTTCTGGTGGAGGATAATGGAAGCCAATGGAATTAAAGATATTTTTGATTTTACATCAGGAACCAACATAAGATTACCTGCAATGGTTTATTGAGACAGGAAAAGGATATGGTAGCAAATTTTATTGAAGTACTTTCAACTTCCACAGGTCTTGGCACAATTGAAAAACGGTCTGAGGGGTGTATTGGCAAAGCGGATTGTCAAGGTCCTATTAAAAGGCCACTTGAATGTGCTGGCAAAGCTCCTTGGGTTGTTTGCAGCTTTGTAAGCTGCGATCCTCTTAAAGGGGGTCAAATTGCCGCCACGGTTGGGGGTTTTGATCCAGCCGCAATGAATGAAGGCCTTATAAAAAGTTTTAGCATGGGGTTCTCTGATGGCATAGGATGCAAATTAGAGATAATGGATAGAAAGGGTTCCGACCTGAACCATTTCTTTCAAAAATTAAATAAAGATATTACAAAAGCCAGGAGAAATTTTATAATGCAGGTCAAATGGGGTTGGGCATGTACACCATGTGCAACAGCTAAGGAAAAGATGCCTAAATCTGATTGTCATTATTTTTTGCCCACGGCCTTGCAAATAAATTATAGCAACGGAGGATTTAAGTATATTCTTGAGGGCGAAGACACGGCACAGAAGACGTTTCAAACCAATATGGATAATGTTTACCCGGAGGCTGGCGGCAAGATGAAACTGAAAGATGCAGTGATACAAGCATGGAAAGATAGCACGCCTTCAACAGAAGTATCTTTTAGACGCAGAGTGCCAGGCACAAAGACCATGTCTATTATTGACGAACCTTTTGTAACTACACATGGACAGCCAGTGGTTAGTAATTGGCCCTGCGGAGGTATAAACACCATGTCCGCAGTTGTTAAGTGGAAAGCCCCTTATAAAACGGATAAAGGCTATGGTCTTAAACCTATGTTTAACAATGAAACTTCCACTCCTCATATAATGTATGTAGAAAGCGGATGCAAGACGGTGAACAAAACGATCTTCGACCTGTGCGAACGCACCTATATCGTTAATGGAGGAAAACATTCTCCTGTTATATCATTTAATCCCACAATAGCTTGGACTCCACAGGTCACTGCGGAAGCATACGGCGGCGGAGCCGGATCAACTGCTACTGGGGCATCGATTAAAAGAAAGGCGTCCCAAGAAGATAATGATTGTATTGTTGTTGGAGCAGCAAAAAATGTAGGCGAAAGAACAGCAATTCCGCCTACTGAACAGGTTGTTGACAACGAAGGCCCAGACAATGCCCAAAAAGCTACCGACGAAGGGATGAACGCACAGGCTAATGCTAACAATAACTTCACAGAACCCCTAAACGCCGAACTTATAGTAGAAGGAGATCCAGAGATGGATCGAGCGCTCATGTGGTTTGAAAAATACATCTCTATTGTTGTTGTAAATCCTTTCCATCCTGTTGTGGTACGGCAGGGCAGTAAAGGTCAAATAAAAAATTCCGAGTGGTTAGCAAATCCAACATGTAATCCGATCTTAACTAGTAAGACGTACCGAATCACGAAAATTAATCATGATATGAAAGAAGGATCTTATACCACTACAATCAGCGTAGATGACGCAACTCCTGGAACATAATTATGTCAACAAAACAGACTATTTACCAATTAAATCAACGCATAAAGACGCTAGAGAATCGCTTTGCCGAGATGGGATATAGCATGAAGGCCGTGGTGCAATCCGGCCAAAAGCACACCACTAGCTTGTCTGCGCAAGCCGATGCAGAAGTAAATTTAACAACCGCCTTATGTGTTTCTACGCTAGACCCATGGAAGAAAGGAAGAGTTAAATTCTATTCTCCTTTATATCACAATCCTAAAACTTCGGTAAGCCAACTTCCCTTTGCCGATCCCATATCAAATATGGGCGGGTTTGATGATTCCGGCTGCGTTTGGGTTCCTCCTGCTGGCTCCATGATTTGTTTGTTATTTGAACAGGGACTGAGGGGGAAAGCGTTATACATAGGGACAGTTTGGTATAGAAATAGAGGCAAAGCGGGACAACGAAATTGGAATTTCAATATAGATGAACACTACAAAGTATATGAAGGGCATAGAAAAGGATACCATATTGGACCCAATGATGGTTCGCAAGTATTTCCTCAATGGAATACAGAAAATTATAATGGCATAGATGTTACTTCAAAAGAGGATTTTGAATCAGCCACGCAGGAAGAATTGCAAAGGAAAGCAACTTATCCAAACATTTATGGATTTAAGACTCCTGAAAAACACATGATGAAAATGGTGGATGGAGATCCTAAGTGTTGCAGGAGATGGAAAAGATTAGAAATACTATCTAGCACTGGAAATTGGATGATCATGAAGGATGATCATCTTCACCCAGCAGGACAATGGGCTAGTACAAAAACACAATGTTCTAAGGGTAAGTCTTCTTGGTTTACTCAACAACCTGGATCTGGTGATGAAAGTGATTGCGATCAAAAATTATCGGGCACATTGGCGTCGGCAATCTCAGCAGGATTGGCGGGAGGACTACAGGCAGGACTCGATGAATTTGGAGTTCCTCTATCAGCCGGAAAGTTGTGTGACGGGGGAGAAGATGGTACTGACTGTTCTGAAGATGGCGGAAACGTCTGTGGCAACCCTTATGCCAAACATATAAATGAAGACAGGCCATACAGAGGACCGCTAACCCCACAAAACAATTCAGCGGAATTAGGACAAAGTGGGATTCAGTTTCTTTCTTTAAGCGGTCATTCTTTCGTAATGGATGATCATGTCGAGCAACCAGACGGGAAGATTGAATGGGAAAAATCTCAACTGCCTTTTAGCTTTGGTTGCACGGACAAATTTTATGGAAAGATGATGTTGAAATCTGCTACGGGGCACATGATAGAATTGGGAGATTGCGAAACACCTTCCAAGGTAAGGGCACCATTCGAAGAAGAATCACATTTTAATAGAGCACCAGCCAATATCCCACATAATGGTATTAAATTGTTAACAGCATGTGGAAACAGGCTTCAACTTAATGATCACACCATAAATGAACAGGGGTTGGCAGGAAAAAACCGTGGAATAGCTCTAGAGTCTACTAGTCGCCATCACATCTGGATGGTGGATGAACAAAATGATCAATCGCCGTCAGTTAGAAAAGAAGGTGGAACTCCTGTCAATAAATCTAAAAAAGCATTCGTGCAAATAAGATCAGGATATGGTCTTGAAATACATATGGGTGACGACAACGATCAGCAAGAAACCGATAAACAATATATTCAAATATTAGCACCTCAAAAGGATAACAAACAAAGAGGCCCACATATTGAAAGATTTCAAGAAAGACCTACTGGGCCTGGTCAAATATTTTTGCGTGCAGGAGGGGATTATATCGTATCTACTTATGATAACCAATTCTCTATTATTGGGGAACCTAATGAAAACCCATCAGATAAAATAGAATATATAACACGTAATAAAATAGTATTTGCAGAAGAAACATACTTTAATAAAAATGCAAGATCAATAATTTTTGCCGATGAATTTATTGCTTTATTGGCTAATTATGATTGTACGGACGAAGATGGTGAATGCACTCCTTGTGTTTATCCTGTGGTTGTAGGAAAGTGTCCAAAGCCATGTCCTATATTTCCTCATATGATTCATTGGACAGAAGACTCGATAAGCACCAGAGTATTTGCATCTGCAAACCCAGAACCGGCACAGGAAAGTTGTTCAGGAGAATAACTATAGTAAAGTTTTTAAATGAGAGAGATTAAAAATGAAATTTAAAGGCATGCCATATCCGATTATTCCCGATGCCAAGGGTTTGTTACATACTCAAAGTGGTATAGATCAAATTAAGGCGGATCTATTGTCTTTACTTTTAACTAATCCTGGAGAAAGAGTTTTTATGCCCACATATGGGACTCCTTTAAGAACGTTAATGTTTGAACAAAACGATCAGGAACTAATTTCTGCTGCGAGGGGCATGATTATTCAATCCATTACTGATTGGGAGCCTAGAATAACAGTAGATGCCATAGAAGTAACTAACGGATTGGAACAAGATAGTCTAGATAAACATGATGATTTAACTGAACAGGGAGCAATCTTGAGTATTAGAATTGCATTCTTTGATCCTGAAGACATATTGGATGTACAAGAATTAGTTTTACAACTTCCACTGAGTGGGACTAGTACATCAGCTAACTTGTCTATAAACAATGACGTTTCGGTCGCATCACAAGATGTAGCCATAGTGAATGCAGATGATTAAAAAGTTTAAATTAGGAGTTAATTAAAAATGCCTGACAATTGTCTAAGAGATGCAGCACCTATTGGTGAATCGGAACTGATTAAAAATCCTCCTATTTTCAATCTTAACTATACTAGTCAAGATTTTTGGTCATTAAAAACTAGGTTGATTGATTATATCAAACAAAATTTTGAAGATGACTTCTCAGATTTTGTAGAATCATCTTTAGCAATGATGCTAATTGAAAACTGGGCGTTTTTAGCGGACACTCTTTCTTTCAAAATGGATCAAATAGTAAATGAATTATTCATCGACACAGTCACAGAGGTAGAAAATGCTTTCAGGTTGTCTAAATTAATAGGTTTAAAACCAGTTGGCCCAATTGGGGCTGCTTCTAGGTGGACGGGAAGCCTTACTAGTCCTTTAACCACTGACTTATCAATCGTTACTCCTTTGGCTATTAACACAGTGGCAGATGGAAGTCCGATCAGAATTGAGTTGTTTCCAGCCGATTCAAATAACAACCCTATTTATGACGATAATATTATTGTCTCTGCGGGGGATGTGGTTAACGCCAACATAGTTGGTGTTGAAGGAAAAACTGTAGCTGACATATTTGTTGGCGACGGAGCAGTAGGACAGACTATATCGCTTACTGAAGGGTCTGTAATATTTGATTCAATTCGTGTTGATGTGGATGGGGTGCGATGGACGGAAGTGGATTATTTTACAGATTCTAACCCCAGAAGAGAGTATATTTTTGAATATGATTCTGAATTTAATGGATTTATCATTTTCGGAAACAATCGAGCCGGAATGATACCCTCTTCGGCATCTGAAATAAAAGTCACCTATAGAACTGGCGGGGGAACGATAGGTAATATAATTGCTGGATTTGTAGAATACCAAACTAACTTCCCTGTGCCAGGGTTAAATCATTCAATCCCTATAACCTTTAGAAATTACAGCAATGGAAAATACGGATTTGCAGGAGATACAATTGAAGACATTAGAAGAAAATTGCCTCCTTATTTAAGAACTCAAAACAGAGCCGTCACTGGTCTAGATTATAAAACTATCGCTGAACAATTTGTTACTGGCGCAAATGGGCAAGTGGGAAAGGCAACATCTATTCTTAGGAATCATGGATGCGCAGGAAATATAGTTGACTTATATATTTTATCCAGAGGATCAGGAGAGATATCGCTAGAAGACTCTTCAGAAGGACTTAAAATTGCTTTAAATGAAGAAATTGATGAAAAGAAAATGTTCACAGACTTTGTTTGCATACGTGACGGAGACGTTTTGCTTGTTGATGTGACAATTGATTGCTCTGTAGATAAGTTTTATAAGAAATTTGTTGATGAATACCGCCAAAGAGTTTTAAATAGAGTCAATGAATTCTTTTCTTTGAGTCGTTGGGAAATGGGAGATGATCTTAAAGAAACTAATTTAATTAAAGATATTGCCGACATCAAACAAATTAACAGTTATTCCGTTGAATTTACAACAGATGATGCTGACAATTCAGGCTCATTAGTAACTACTAAATATTACGAAATTATTCGACCTGATACCATTACTTTAACATTTACTTTTGAGTAATAAAAATGTCTATAAATAAAACTAGTAGTAATCAAAAAATAAAAAAGTTGGAAGAAAGTCCAACAATAGCAGACATTGTATCTATAGAACTCCTTGCGCCAGGGGCAGACGAATGCTTTATTTCAAATCCATATAAAGTTGATAAGGTTACAATATATTCTTTAGGGAGAAACCATTTTTCAGGGACTCCCTTTATTTTTGAAGAAAACCATCTAGACCCTAAAGTTTTAGCGGAATATGAAAAAGCCAAAGCCATTGCATGTGTTTATTCGCATGCGACAGGTACAGTTACTATTACTGACGCAGCAAATTTGGTGGCAACCACTCATTACATTACCATTACTACGACTGACGGAACTACAATAACGGCAACAGTTACAGCAAATGGAGGAGCCACTACAAATACTGATACAAACTCGCCAACTTGGGCAATAGTTAATGGCAGCGATCACTCTACTGCCGCTAACTTAGCAACATGTTTAAATGCCAATTCTAAATTAACTGCTACTGTTGACAATGATGAGAATGATGGAGTAGTGACGATAACGCAGGTTGATGCTGGTGTTGATGGAAACACAACTATTGTTTTGACTGACCCTGATGCCGCAGGTATGTCTAAAACAGACTTTATTGGTGGCCTCCCTACAAAAGATCAATTAAAAGAAGTTGAAAGACTAAAAACCGAACTAAATGAGACTACTAACAAAAGTTCGAATTATTACAGCGAACTTGTCCCTGTTAAAGTCTTAGGAGATGAGAGCAATCCCGCTTGGCTTTCAACAGATACAGATAATGCTTTTATTGAAAACGTACCGTTAGATGCAGATGGAAATAATCAATTCGGTAATTTTAAATATAATTGGAATCCTGTTCAAAGTCGTGAAGGAGATTACGTCGTTTGTTGGACATGGACTCCTAATGCTGCCGGAGATTCAATTTCATCCTTTTTAAAGTTCAATTTAGAAGGAAGTACTGTATTAACAACTAGTATTCCTACTCACTTTACTAACCCTGAAAAGTATACAACTTTGTTAGAAAGATATCTTCCTGATGTATACAAATCCAAACTGTCTGAAGCGGATGTTACTCCTGATACATTAGATAAATTTCATAAAGCGATAGCCAAAGGATTTACATTTGTAGAAGATATGGCCAATCAAGCTGTTGATTTAATGGATGCCAATTCAACTCATGAATCTTTACTAAATCTTTTAAGCAACATGTTTAATTTGAGGCTTAAATCCGACGATCCAACGTTGTGGAGAAGGCAAATAAAAACTGCGGTTCCTTTGTTCAAGCGAAAAGGCACTGGAGGAAGTTTAAAGGAAGCTTTAATACAAGCAGACATGGAGCTTAAAAAAACTACAAGGTTGTGGCAAATAACTTCTCCATATACTTGGCAAGAATCGTTTAAAGTAGCCAAAGATCAAACTCAATTTATATTAGAAAAAGTGGCTTTGGGACACACAAGCGATGGGGCACTTCCCGCCACTGCGACAGTGACAATTACTGACTTTACCGAACTTAATTCAGGGGATAAGGTCAATTTAATTGCTGCTGACGGAACTAACTATGATTTCGTAAATGGAAGCCAAGATTCGGCACTTGGCACCTGGGAGTCCGACGCAAGCAATAATCAAACTGCTACAAATTTGATGAACGTCATTAACACGAGCAGTGGGCCATCTGGAACCAGATTTTCTGCATCGGCAGTTGGAGCGGTTGTTACTATTACGCAAAGCACTTCGGGGTCGGGCGGAAACACAACAGCCACTCTCACAGATTCCGGCACTGCCGGTATGACCAAGACAGACTTCACTGGTGGTGTGGACGATCCGCAAGCCGCCAATGCAACAGTAACAATTACTGACTTTACCGAACTTAATTCAGGTGACGCAGTTAATTTAATTGCTACTGATGGAACTAATTATGATTTCATAAATGGAAATCAAAGTTCGACAAGTGGCACCTGGGAGTCCGACGCAAGCAATAATCAAACTGCTACAAATTTAGCTAATGTCATCAACACAAGCGGCGGACCCTCTGGATCTAGATTTTCTGCCTCGGCAGTTGGAGCGGTTGTTACTATTTCGCAAAGCACTTCGGGGGCGGACGGAAACACAACAGTCACCCTTGCAGATACCGGCACTGCCGGTATGACTAAGACAAATTTTACAGGCGGCAGCACAGCTAATACCAGCATATTTAGAAGACTAAAAGGGTCATCATCTTATACAGAGCTAACAGATGATCATGTTTCTTTTTCTACTTCAGAAGGAGAAACCACGATGACTTGGGTGGGTCATCTGCTTTCATCTAGTCCAATAACATTGGCTGAAGGGGATTTTGTAAAAATATTATATGAAGTTGTTAACGTTCCCAGTTCAGCCGAACAAGTAAAAGAAAATTACACAAGATCTTTACCATTAGCAGATCAACGTGATGAGACTTTACAAGATTATCCGCCCAAAAATTGGAACGTTAGACTAATTGAAGAAGATGACGCTCTTTTTGATGTCCTAATACCTGATCGGCATCCTTTTCACGATCCTGTGTTCTATGGGAAAATAAGGACAGAGTTCCCTTATAGTGAAAATATTTATAACATGGAAGAATATAATGGTAGCTTAAGAGATTCCACTGATCCGTGCCATTTAGATAAGAATTTTGTTGACAAATGCCAATATTGTCAAAGCAGCAAATTTAATTTAGATTTAGAAATAAAGGATCTCTCCACAGACAGAATCAATGAAGCAGAATCTATTATTGAAGAATATACTCCATTTCATTCTGTGCTGCACCAAGTAAATGTTTCCGGTGGATTCAATGAATTTGTTCTATCCCCAATAGAGAATTTAGAGGGGACAGTAAAATATTCTATTACTGAAAACGTATTATCTGGAAATCAACAAAAAGTCTTTTTCCGAGCAATGTTTGACAATGCGTTCACATCGGGCACGAGGGCCACTGCGACCGTAACAGTTACTGATTATAGCGAACTCAATGCAGGTGACAAAGTGACGCTCAGGACGACGGCGTCGCCAACAGTAGATATTGATTTTACTGCGGCCACCGATGGAAGCGGATGGAATCCTGGAAGTTCAAATTCCGACGCCGCAGAAGCCTTGGCGACACTCATTAATGCATATCAAGCTGGTAATTCAACCAACAGATTTGTGGCCTCAGTATACGGGGCTGTTGTCACAATTATACAATCCGATAGTGGAGACGCCGGAAACACAACAGTTGTTTTGACAGACAGCGGCACGGCAGGCATGTCAAAAACTGATTTTGTCAATGGTTCTCCCACAACTTCTTCTGGATTTGTAAAAAGAAACATGCTTGCTTTTTCCACCACAGAAGTATCAAGTCAATCTGCAACTGGGTTTAATGACAATATAATAATCTACGCACCTGATGTAAGATTCGACTTATTACCTTTAGATACAAGTTCCAATGTTTTAAAGATATTGTCTCCTTCTGCGAATGCGGGAAATTATAGCATTACCAGTCCAGACACTCATATGGCCAATATATCTGGTATAACTGAGCCTTTAAACACATCATCTTTTACTTTTAGGTTATCAAATGATTCTTATTCAGGAACAGCCGCTATTGAGCAAGATGATGTTTTTGCATTTAGTGATACAACGGTTGATTTCATAGAAAAAGGAATAAAAACAGATTGGGATGACAACAATGACTCGTCCTATACAGGAACCGCATGGAAAGTGCAAATAACAGAGTCGGGATTTTCAAATGGGATATATACCATATCCAACATATTGTCAGATGGCAGTCTTATCCTCAACGACCCCACTGAGGCATTGCCAAAAAGCAATTCATCTTCATTGTCTTATAATATTTTAGATGATAGCAACAATCATGTGTCTTCTAGCGCCAATGGAAGTCTTGCAATAAGTAGAAGGGCCAAGATAACTGACTCCTCTCCTTCTGGGGGTGGTGCGAATGACATTAGAGATGTAGCAGACACAAGTGATTATTTTGTATTAAGTGGAACTGAATATAAAATAATAGGATTTGTTGACTCACAAGACTATCAATTTTATATAAGTGGATATACTGCTGGAGATGCCTCTGGGCAGAGTTTTAATGTTTATAAAAGATTAGTTGATTCAGAAGCCGGATATGTGGATTATAGAGGCATGAAAATTGTAACATCCTCTAATCACGAAACGGGGTTAAGCATAGTTAATGGCTCAAATCCCCCTGCCACAGTAGTTGATGACAATCTGTTTAAAGAAAACTTTTTAGTGTTAATTGGATCAAACTATTATAAAGTAACAGGAATAGATGGTACCACAATAAATGTTGATGGTCCAGAAGAAAGTTGGAAAGTTAGTGGAGGAACTTCAGTTACATATTCTATTTTAAAATATTCTAAAGAAAACATTTCCATACAACCTAAAGCTGGGTATGGAGGAGAAACAGAAGTTGATGGATTACGATATGTGCAACCAGCAGGTTATCAGTACTTAGGACATGATTTTAATTTTATTGATAGAAGAGGAAATGAAGTGATATCCCTAAATATAGATACCGCTGCTCCTTTTGCAGCCTTTGCAGCAGAGGCTTTAAATGCAACTGATGACCAAATTAAAGAGCCTATATCACAAGAAGAAAACATCACATTAGAAATTGAATGGGCTGACGATGAAGAAATTGAAGGAGACAACATTTAATGAACAAAGATAAAATAAGAACCAAGGGCGAAGTGGAAATGACCATCACATATGATGATGGTCGTCCCGATAAGACCGTCAATTTCAGCAATACAGTTCTATTAAAGGGTAGACAGGCATTAGCAAATTCTCTTGCCAATGTAGTAGGTGATACTTATGATTTTTTTATATCAAGGATGTTATTTGGGGATGGAGGAACACAAGGAGATTCCCCTAAATTTGTAACTGATTCAGTCAATGGCCTTTTCGGAGTAACTCGTGCCAACAAAGGAGTGCTTGCTACAGTAGATCCTAATGCTACAACTCAAGTTATTTTCACCACTGTTTTAACCTTCACAGAAGCCAATGGATATGCATTGAGCGAAATGGCTCTTCAAATGAACAATGGTGATTTATATAGCATGGTTACTTTTCCTGACCTCACTAAAACTTCATCCATGCAAATTACGTGGAATTGGCGATTGTCATTTGTTTAATCAATATGAAATTATCCATTAAACCATACCAAGATGAAGAAACTGGGGACCAATGTAGAGTAATTTATGTTGATGACGCATTGTTTGATTGGGGAATGGAAAAAGAACATTTAAGTAATGCTATTGAATTTACTAAAAATGATTCTACTATGAAAAAATCTTTAAACGAAGATATAAAAAGACATTTTATTGAAAGCTTTTCTGAATTTATTGGAAAGGAAATTACTTTAGAAGAAGTAAATGAAGCCATTGAATCAGGACGCATATAATGATTATTATAAGTGAAACTGACCCTAGATTTTATATTAAAGATTCTTCCATTGAAGGCGCTGGCTCTGGTGTATTTTCCCAAAAAAAAATACAAAAAGGCAATTATTTAGAGATAATCGGAGTAATGGTTAAATCGGATTCAACTGCCCACGCTTGTACTCAATACGCTAATAAATATAAATTTGCATCAAATGAGGAAATAACTCATCAAATCGTTCCTATGGGATTTGCCGCAATTATAAATCATGCCATAGACCAAAAAGAACAAAACGTTGAAATAGAATTCATTAAAGATTCATTATATAAAAACTATAAAAAGAAGAACCCCGCTGCGGGGCCAATCCTATATCGGGTAATTAAAGATATAAATAAAGATGAAGAAGTCCTTGGATATTATGGAGATCCATGGAATAAGATATTGAGGTGGACTGATAAATATAAAGAAGAGGATAAAGGCTCCATAGATAGTTGGGAAACCTTTATATCTCATGACCTATATAATTTAGGTTTACTTAAACAACTATTTGACTAGGAGACGACAGTGCCTAACATAAGTAATATATCAGTCCCATTACACAACCCTTTAGACCCTTACCATCACGAGTTTGACAATGCTCCCTTAAAAAAGCTTATCACTCGACAAGAGTTGATAAACGGAGCAGTTGATTCTAATACCGATTTGATGATAGCGGCAATCGGCACCGCAGGTACTCTTGCCAACAGGTTGAATCAATCTTTAGAATCTGATGGGTCATTGAAAAAAGCGGCTGTGGATGATGTGGATCATAATATAGGATCACACGTAGATGGACTTGGAGAAAGCTCTCCAGGAGCAAGTGATAGCGTTTCATTTGTCAGGATGAAGCAAGACGAGCGAGACAAATTGTCTCTAATTGAAAGCCAGTCAAACAGCTTAGTTGCAGAGTTCACGACTCCTTCTACTACTGTTTCATATACAAATGGAAATTTAGATTTTGAGCCTTCTGACACTATTACTTGGCACATATCTTCAAGTAAGATATATGCAAATACTACCTTCCCTGCTACGTCATTACATCAACATGTATACAATGATATTCCGGTACATGCAAACTTAGTAACTCCCGATTATACGAATTATAAAGTAAATACTGTTTCCACGCCTTATATTAGTGGATCACTAAGAGTTCATATAAATGGAACTAGACTACTTGAAGACACTCTTGTTCTGGTACCCCCAGCAGCCTCTCCTGAATTAGATGCATCTACTTGGACGGCAATTAAATTCACTGCAACCCCAGCCAGCGGAACATTTGTTTTGTCATCCGCCATAACTTCAAGTGATGTTATAATAGTTGATTACGATACAGAACTTTCCTAATGATAATAAAATCTAAAAGACCTAAATTTCATTTTGATTTTGGTTTTGTTATATTATGTCATAATGATAATATAGATTCTCTAAGATCAACAGCCAATTCTATTAAAAATAATTATGACGGTCTTCCTTTTATAGGGATCGCCACTTCAAAAATAGATAAAGATGAAATGAGTTTAATGAAAGAAGTGTGCAAGGTTTATAAGGGAGGTGAAACCTATACTTCTCTAATGAACAAAGGAATGAGGCATGGGTGCAAAACATGGAACATGTTTGTCACGGCAGGTAGTTTTGTAAGACCTTGTGTTGATAAAAAAATAAATCATTTTCTAGAAGACGATAAAGATGTGGTTTTTCCTATAGTTGATAAAAAAACTGATTTTATTGATTGTACTTTAAATGGACTTATGATTCACAAAAAAACATTTAACAAAGTGGGCAAATTTAAAGAAGATGAAAACTTGCAAATGTGCAAGCTTTTGTGGGGATGTAAAGCTGCTGAGTATGGTTGTAAATTTAAAGCTATACTTGGGTATCAGATTTTTTAAACTTTTGATTAAAAAAGAACCATCTTTTGCAATGATCGATTTCACCTTCGCAGGTGTCTATATTATTCAAATAATGCATTAAGTCTTCTAAATTCCCAAAAACATGTTGGTGTGGCAACATGAAGAACAACCAGTTTGGGGTATGTTCTTTACCTTGGGTGCACCAAATTAAAATTGGTTTTTTCTGCCTATTGGCCACGGTGATTTCTTCATATGTTCCACATGCATGAGTGTTTATATCAATATTTACAATTATAAAATCCGATATATCTACACATCTTAAGTCTACGGTTCTAATTACTCCAAATTCGGGTCTAATTTTATCAAAATCGCCATCTCTTTTGTATGTTTCTATTTTTTCTCTAGCAACACTGTCCTCAATTCCTACGTCTATTGGTTTTTTACATGGATTAATGATAATGACCCCTTTGTCTTCCAGCAAAGGAGTTATTTCATCTCTCCAGGCGGTTCCCCCGTCAGGAACTCGATCCATTGCTCCACACAAATACACCCTGGTATTTTTAAGTCTATTCATCTTTCTGCTTCTTTTAAACTCTTATAATTCAATACCACATTATTACGGAGTAAATTTTCATGTCAACAGAAATAATGGAACAAATAAATAAAATATTGGAAAATGGACTGTCTGAAAGGCACAGTTATTTTCAACTTAAATATTTTGTTATTGGAAAAGAACCTACTTTACAAGGAAAAATGTGGCAATGCATAAGAGAGCTTGGAAGCAGAAAGGACTCTTTAGATGCCGTTGAAATAGAAAATTATGAATTAAATGATAAGAAAGAATTAATAGATATACAAATAGAAAAAAACAATCTGACTCTAAAAAACATAGAAGAATCTTCCCCTGAGGGAGATCTAAATGCAAGAGAGTGTAGGGTTATTACTAGACAATTAGAAAGGCAAAAACAAAAGACGGAGAATGCATTAGTTGATTTAAACAAAAAACAGAACTACATATTGGAAGAAGCAAATTTCTTTTTAGAAACATTCAAAAGCCTAGAGGAAATAGAGCCTTTAAAAGATTTTGACGATTTGCCCTCTCAACAACACTATTGGGATGAAAAGCTTTCAAATGAACTAAACCTTAAGCTTCTATTGCAACGTGCCCCTGATGTTGAATTGGTTAAAACTATTATGTCACTTAATAACAATTCTCCAACAAAACAACAAACAATTAAGATGTTGGAAAATATTCAACAACAAGCTTTGGTTCAAATTGAACAAACCAAAATAGAGGACAATAAAAATGGCTGATCAAGTTTCTTCTTTCACCACGGGATATAAAACAGGAGATTTATCTTTATTTCCCATAGTAAAAGACGACAAAGATATATTATATGAAGCTAAAAACAATGGAGAAACAAAAGTTTCTCAGTCAGTTGTTTATACCGCTAAAAATATAGTGGTAGAAAGTACATCATCTTTCCCCAACACAGGGATAATAAGGATTGGAAACACCAAAGTTGGTGAGGCCGGAAATCATGAATTAATTTATTATGGAAAAAAAACAACAAACACATTCAAAGACACCATAAGAGGTTTTGCTGGTTCCATCAGGGGGCAATGGCCTTTGGGTTCCAATATCACAAGCGCAGTAATGGCTTCGCACCATAATTCTATAAAAGATGCAATAATTAATATAGAAACTGATTTAGGAATAAAAACCACCCCCAACGATGATATATCACCAGTGGGAGTTGGAGGATCTTTAAACCAAATACTTAAAAAGCAAGAAGAAAGATTTCTTGGTCCCAAACCATCATTTAGAGCCTATCCCGTTGTTGGTGCACCTCCTTTGAAAGTTAAATTTGCTAATTTTTCAGGAGGCCCTCCCATTAGATACTTGTGGGAATTTGGGGACGGATCTAGTTCCACCGAAATGTCCCCAGTTCACACTTATACCGCTGAAGGCAATTATACTGTCAAATTAAATATGATGACATTATTAGGCGAACAAGCGGCTACAACTAAAAACAATTACATTGTTGTGGACAAAGAGGAAACGGAGGCTTTTTTCTATTCCTGCAAGATCGTCGCCAATGCGTGCGTTCGTTCAATAGTTGGAGTTTCAGAAGAAACAGCTACTTTGAATTCCACTACAGCAACGGAATTTACATTTGTAGATCAAACAGATGGAAACATCACAGAAAGACATTGGGTTTTTGATGATACAACGCAAGACAGTGTTTATGATCCTAATAAACATACCATTAAACACACATATGCTTCGCCAGGCACATATGATGTCAACGTAATCATTATATTTTCTAGTGGAAAATTAAAACGTGTTTTTTTAGAGGATTCAATTATTATATCTTAATTGGTGAAAATAAATGACAATACCTAGTTCTAGCAATTACCCCGACACACTTGATGATAGCACAAATTTATATGAAGTGCATGATTCTGCGAGGGTGAAACTCACAGAAGATTATAAACCTGGGGACAAGAGCATAACCGTTACAAACGATGCTTTGGCTCTTTCTAAATTCCCCACCAGTGGTTTGATCACTTTAACAGAACAATGTAGCGAACCAGATGAAAGAGCCATATCGTTTTTTTATAGTTCTAAAGTAGACAGTGTTTTTTCTGGCTTAGAGATATTGCCTGGATTCAAAGATGTTATTAAGTCTAAAAAAATAACCAACGTCACCCAAAATGTAATGGCATCCCACCACAATCAAATAAAAGATTCAGTTATTGCAATAGAAAAATTTGTTGGGATAAAAGGAACTGTTGATAAGAAACCATTGGGGGAAACCATGGAAGGACGAATTAATTTCCTCAGGAGATTGGTTCTAAGGCCGAGGGTATGGTTCACATCCGACAGAACAACAGGAATAGTTCCTTTTACCGTAGAATTTAATGAACTTAGTTTTCAACTCGGAACAGATGGAACCACAGGTGATATAAATTACACATGGGACTTTGGAGATCAAACAAATTTATCATTAGTTTCTACCATCTCGGCTACTGACGAAGTGCCAGGGTTGCTGTCCCCTGGAGAGGAATGGGACGAAAACGAAGAAGATGTCAATGTGATTGTAAAGGATACTGACGGGGGGAAGATTAAGAAGACTTATTTCGTGCCAGGAAAGTACGATGTTTCCCTGACTGTTAAAAATGACATGGGTAGCGATGTTTTAGAATTACCCGGATACATCTATGCCCGAATTGAGGCTCCTGACGAAGCAATTATAGACTTGCGTCCACGAGCAGGACAATTATTTTTCCATCATGACAGATACAGCGGACAGGATCGACTCGAAGGAACGACCCCTGTAGTGCCTCCTGACTTCACAACAAATTTCCCGCCTATTCTAAAAACCAAAGTTGGCACCATTGTAGACATTCAAATCGGGGCTGGGAAAAATAATTCCACAGGCAAATCCTATTCGGGAGAAACCCTTGACGGCAATGATGATCCTCTTGATCCCGTAACGTCTTACACATGGTCTTTAAGTGATGATTTAACACATTCCAACAACAGAACTGCACGAGCAGCGTATAGCATCGGAGGGTTATATGATGCTATAGTTCGAACAGACACAGATTTAAATTCTTATAGAATAACACAATATCCTAATGTTATTGACGTAGTAGAGGATGTAAATTTGTGGCTTTGGAATTATTCTGCGGGTTCTTCGACTGATGTAAGATCTTATGAATTCGGTCTTTTATCAGAAACATTTAAAACAGAGCCTGCTCCTATAAAACAACTAAATATAGATAATTCTTTTTTAGTAGACACGGAGTCGCACCAAGTTGCCAACTCGGAGCAATTGGTGCGAGAATTTGATCGAAACAATGGAATGGCACAAAGAACAGCAGCTACATCTGGAAATAGTGGAGATGCAATTCTTTATTGGGCCACTGGAAGGACGCCTGAAGCCGCTAACACAACAGAAGGCATTGATTTTTTGACATATAATGCATTTCAGGGAACTTACTGTGTGCAGCCAAACTGTCCCGCAAAACTAAACAGACAGTGGAATTGGATTGGCCTAAATGCTCTCGAAGATATTTATTTTTTCTTAGGCGTGACCGACTCTGCCGCTTGGGAGTCTTTAACAAATCAATCACTTGTTAAGAGAAATCTAACAACTTTGAGTTCGTCATCATCCACGTTTGCAGATTCAAATTATAAGAACGGCGCAGAGGAATTAAAAAATAATGTAGCATCATTTGATGGAGCCGGACAAATCAACCATGGGCATTTTAGTGCATATAGAACAGCTTATAAAAACAATACAGGATACATAATCAGAAATGATGGAGTTGGCGCTACATTCCGATTAAAAAGTTTCTACCGAACAGAAGGAGTGACAAGTGATCCTGTGCAAATGATCAGGAAATTAACGGACATGCCAGGAACTGTAAAGTATGAAGGCCAATTGGTTCCTCTTACATCTGGACTATATTTCTTTGATAATTCTAGTGCAATATCTGTTTATAATGATGTATCAGATGTTTGGGAGACTGGGCAATCTTTGGCCACTTCTTTTGTGTCCTTGCAAGATACAAGCGTTACGGGATTTGGCGATACCACCAATACTCTTCTGGCAACATCAGATGGAGATAGAAAGGCATATTTGAGCTTCGATTACAGTTCAAAAGCATTCGTCTCATTTAACGAAACAGATTTAACATTTAAGTCTTTAGGAAGCAGACCAACAGGGACACAGTGGCAAATGGAAATTTATTAATTAAAGTCAAGTAATAAATAAATTAAACAAAATAAGATAGGAAGTTAAATTGACTGTAGGCTACCCACCAAATCCAGTTTATCCTTTTGCAATTGACAATGATTTCACATTGTTTCTTGTTTACAATACAACGGAAGCGAAGTTGGTCGCTGACAATCCAGCTTGGTCTGAAGATATAGAGATTACACCTGTTGAATCCGGCGAAACAGAAGTTTGGCCAGTTAATGGATTTGCAAATATTGAAGGAGAACTTTTATATTATGATTCTGTTGAAACAAACTCAAACGGTAAAATATATAAATTAAAAAGATGCGCTAGAAACTTAGGTGGCAAAAAAACACATTTCGTACCAGCGGGAAAATATGTAAGAGGATTTGTTGTTGCGGAACATCACAATCAATTAGTAGATGCAATATTGAATGTGGAAGAATTTGTTGGATTTCAATTTAATACTGACATCGAAACAGTAGATTGGAGGATAAGAAATTTAGAAGCAATTCCTGTTATATTTGATGATCATTTATGCCCAGACATAACTTTTACTTTTAACATACAATCCGGCACTGAGGCAGCAGGATATACGGCAGAGTTCTTGGTTGAAATACAAGGAACGTATCAAGAATACAAATTGGATTTTGGAGATGGAACATTCACGTCAACTGAACTTGAGGGGACACATTTTTATGCAACAAATAGATTAGCAAACCCTGTTCTTATTGTAAAAAATGGTAAATGCGAAATAATACAATCTCCGGGCAATTATGAAGAACCACCACCAGATGAAGATTTCATAATACCAATACCCAACATTCCGCCAATACCATCTTTAAATGTTCCGTCAATATGCGAGGACATAACCGTAGAAACAAGAATACCCCCTATAGTTTTTCCTTGTTTGGATATCGGCCCAATTGATTTATCGGTCATTAGTATAGATATTGACATTCCTCCCGCTCAACTATCTCCTTTCAGCATTACTGGACCTACATTCACTCCGATCAGCATTACTGGGCCTACGTTTGCTCCAATCAGTATTATTGGGCCTACGTTTGCTCCAATCAGTATTATTGGGCCTACGTTCACTCCAATTAGCATTACTGGGCCTAGTTTCGCTCCAATTAGCATTACTGGGCCTACGTTCACTCCAATTAGCATTACTGGAGCACCTAGTTTCTCACCAATTGGCTTTGGGCCTGCACCTAGTTTCTCACCAATTGGCTTTGGGCCTGCACCTAGTTTCTCACCAATTGGCTTTGGGCCTGCACCTAGTTTCTCACCAATTGGCTTTGGGCCTGCACCTAGTTTCTCACCAATTGGCTTTGGCCCTGCACCTAGTCTTACACCAATTGGTTTTGGCCCTGCACCTAGTCTTACACCAATTGGTTTTGGGCCTGCACCTAGTCTTACACCAATTGGTTTTGGCCCTTCACCAGACTTCACCCCAATTGGTTTTGGCCCTTCACCAGACTTCTCGCCAATTGGTTTTGGCCCTGCACCTAGTTTCTCGCCAATTGGTTTTGGCCCTGCACCAGACTTCACCCCAATTGGTTTTGGCCCTTCACCAAACTTCACCCCAATTGGTTTTGGCCCTTCACCAGATTTCTCTCCAATTGGATTTGGGCCTGCACCAGATTTCTCTCCAATTGGATTTGGGCCTGCACCAGATTTCTCTCCAATTGGATTTGGGCCTGCACCTAGTTTCTCTCCAATTGGATTTGGGCCTGCACCAGATTTCCCAACAAAGATCGAGTTTGGTGATGCACCATTTATCCCAACAAAGATCGAGTTCGGTGATGCACCATTTATCCCAACAAAGATCGAGTTCGGTGATGCACCATTTATCCCAACAAAGATCGAGTTCGGTGATGCACCATTTATCCCAACAAAGATCGAGTTCGGTGATGCACCATCTTTAGGGCCGATTTCTTTTGGCCCTGCTCCCTGTGTCAGCGTTTGCTGGGGGACTCCGCCAACGGTCAGTTGTGTAGTCACCATTCAGTGCCCATCAAGTTCGGCTTCCTCAGCATTCCGAGGGATGGGCTACAGTGATAACATCTATGCAAATGATTTTGAAGACAGCATGCAGGAAGACGAGAACATAATTCTTGAAACGGGAGATATTGGAATCCCGTCAGTAATTAAGATAATTGCCCCAACGGATCTTCCAAATGTTAGAATTATGCATGATCTACCCGCAGAGATAAATGTTGTGGCGCCTAATATTCCAGATATAAGCATAATCGGACCCGAAATACCATTGCCTTCTGAAATCAAGGTTATTGCGGAAGATGTTCCTAAATCAATAAACATTGATGCCATCAATGTTCCCTCTGCGATTGAGTTAATTGCTCCTAATTTACCGGCGGCAATTATTTTAGAAACGTCTCATGATTTTCCAACTTCTATAAAACTAGATGCTACTGATATTCCTGATACCATTCAAGTTGTAGGTATTCCAAGCACAATAGAATTATCAGGGGATATACCATCTGTAATTGAACTTAAAATGCCTGAAGATCCTGAAATAGAAATGGTTTACAAAGGAAGTCCAATAGATGTAAAAGTGGAATTGGATATTAAAAAGTTAACAGGCGGCGATGATGAAAATGGCCCAGCTTGTGTCGCTATCATTCCTTGTCCTCAAAAATAAATATGAGAATAAAAAAATATAAAACCAATGAATATTTGCGCACTCCATCGGGGGTGTGGGTAAGAAATTTCACAAAAGATTCAAAAGTTTTTTTAGATTTAAATAAAATGTTTCTAGATGGGAAACAAGAAACAATTTTACATAATGAACTTGAAAACATTCAAATGGGGCTGTCCGATATTAGCAGCATTAGTGCGTCCGCTTCTAATGTTTTAATTTGCTCCGATGGATATAAATTTGAAGAGAATAAATCGTTTTTATCTAATTTGCCAAATGACATTGCAATAATTGGTATTAATGGGTCTCTAAAAAAGTGGAACATTAAAGAAAATAGAAAAATGGATTTTTATTTAACGAATAATCCATTTGAAGAATCTCTTTCTAAT